GTTGTATACTTTTCAAATAGATTAATCATCTTCATCCTCCAATGTAAACTCTTGTTCTAACCACTCAAAGTTATCATTGATAATGTCTGAGAAGGCATGAACCAAGTCAGTCATATCAAGGTCAAGTAGTTCTAGGAACTCTTGTTCACTTTTCCTATCTATTAATAGTTCTTTAAGTTCTTCCAGCGTTAGAGGCATTCTCGAACTCCTTTAGTAACTCAATGAAGTGAATAGCTTTGTCAAGGTCTTGTACCCCACCCTTCTTCTTCCACCTACATAAGTATTTAATAGCTGTAGCTTCTAGGTAAGGTATATTATTTACATGACAGAACTCAGCAGGTTGAATGGTAAACCCCTTGTAGTGGTCACCCCCTACTTGCTTTTCAATAGCCTTACTAGGAGTTTCAGCCCTGTTATGTAAGATAGGTTTGATTAAGTTTGGTTCATAAGGCCAAGAGAAGTCTTTCTTAATAGCCTCATGTTCCTCCCATGCTTTTTGAGACTCTTTACCAAAGCCTTCACATTCTAAAATAGAATGATTAGATAATAGTTGTTTCAATATGAAGTCCTCCATTAAGTTTTCCTATTTATAAATATAACTACAAATGTTATTATAAGTATGAACACAAGCACTAGCTATAGTTTTCAATTATGTAACTTAAGGGTACAGCCATCTCATCGAACGAGCCATCATCAACGTTGTGGAACATATACATACCACGCCAATGTTGGTTGCCTTGTGACCCAAGATAACTCTCATCGTGAAGGTAACAACTCCCTGCAATTATAGAAGTCATCTCCTTACCATCAGCACGTCTACCATAGGCAATCTGTCTACCTTGTTGATGACCTGCTACACAACTCATGTGCTTTTTATTAAGCTGCATACTTGCAGTACCAACAGGGCGACCCATGATACCTGAAGTAAAATAATGGCTGTAGGCAATACCGTCTCTAACCACAACCTCAAGGAAAGGAAAGACTTGCCATCCGAAGTTACTATATCCCAAGTCACGTATGCTAATGAGCCCATCAAGCTTCCTATCAAGGTTAATAGCACGATTAATTCGGTCTTCATGGTTGCCTAACGTAAGTATGAGTTCTGGCTTCCATCTCTTACGTCCCCCATTAACTAGCTTCTGTTGTTCTTCAAAGATTGGTTGCATCAAGAGGCTCATACCTTCATGCACACTCTCAACGTCAGCCTTATATGTCCTACCTTCGAAACTCTTTTTACCCACATCATAACTACTTAGGGAGGGCATGTCTGCCACATCCCCAATAAGAATGATACGGTCTGGTTTCTTATGAGCTAAGTACCTACCAATATTTGATAGGTAAGATAGGTCCACACCTGGTTTGATTTGCAAATCTGGTATGAAGGCATGTATCATTAGATAGCCTTAGAACCGTCATCTTCATGTTTAAACTCAACTAGTTTAGTGAACACCAGTTTAACAATTGAAGCACTCACACCACTCTTACCTTTGAATTCCCAAGTGTAAGGGTTGATAGTTACTTCTACTTCAGAACCATTAGATACTTTAGTAGTAGGAGCTACCTCAGAACCATCCTCATAATAGGATTGAATAGGATAGATAGACTTACAAGTGATGTAACTACCTTTATCTTCACCAGGTTTACTACCCTCTAAGACACGGATACCTTCTTTAGCTAGAGCATCAACTGCACCTTTAGATAGGTTACAGAAGTCTACTTGGTACTTACCAGACATTTCGTTTAAGTGATTTAAGTTAGCCCACATTACTTTTGCTTTTAATTTAGTCATATTATTTTCCTTTTAGTTTACGTTCGTCTTTCTCTAGTTTAGTTTTAGAGAGATGACATGGTTTACATAAGACTTGTAGATTCTCTGCTTCGCAGAATAGACGTGTGATAAATGTATCCCAGTCTACAAACCCTACCTTCGGGTCTACTACAGGTTCTATGTGGTCGACTTGCACTTCCTTAGCTGGGAACGCTTCTTTGCACGTAAAGCACTCATAGTGTTCAGCCACTCTACCTGTTGCTGTATTAACTTTCTTTCCCTTCTTTGCTGCAGATAAAACGTTAAACTTGGGAGGCCAACGCCTAAACCCACCCCGAATAACACTAGTAATAAAGCCCTTGACCCTTCCTGAAGTCCATCCATTTTTATCCTCCATTTGAGTCAGTCCATCCATTCATTGTTATCCTTTAGCTTATCAAACCTAACACCCCAATCGTCATCTAAAGAACGGAGCATCCACAAGAGCTGACCATTTAATCTCATACGTGCATCATCTTTGTAGACAAGACGTACAGCATTAAACATATCAACTTCAGTAGGAAGGTGTTGCAAGTATTTAGCAGCACCTACAGGACCAATACCCTTTACCCCAATGATGTTATCACTAGCATCCCCAATTAGAAACTGAGAGTAGAAGGTAAGTAAACCTTGTAACTCATTAACAACTGAAAACTCTTTCTTTACAAAGTTGTAATGCTCACCAACCACTTGCTTCAAGTCCTTATCAATGGTACAGATAATAGATTCATTAGTTTGATTGATAGCTAGGTAGTCATCAGCTTCCATACCAACTGCAACCTCAGCATTCCACTTAGTTATTAGATGTTCTTTTAACATAGGTAGATGTTTAGGTCTAGGTTTATCAATACGATTAGCTTTGTATTGAGGGTCTAAAGCTTTACGAAAGTTCTCACCACTTGTAATAAAGATACGATGCTCTGTACTAAAGGTTTCATCTAGACAAGATTGAATCATCTCATCAATACGAAACTTAGCAATAGCCTCATCTTCATCTTCAGTAGTGAAACCAATACGGTACATAAAGATATCACCATCTAGAAGAGCAATAACTTTACGAGATTTCTTCTTACCAAAAGCTAAGTCATACCCATCCTCAAAGGCTTGGTTAGTAGGTTTGCTTACTAACTTATCTCCTGTTATATCGTTTCTACTCATAGTGTAGGTATTACCTTTAGTTTAAGGTCTTCAGGATTTTGTAAGAAAGCATTAGCTGGAACCACTGTCTTATCTCCTTTGTACCATTGTATTTCAATTAGGTTCTCATCAAACTTTTTATAGCAACCAATAAGATGAGCACCGTCTTTACGAGAGGCTGAAGCAGCTAGAGGATAAGAGTTTTTCAATTCATCTATAGGACAAGGTACATTAGAAATTGTAAGTCGTACATTGTCATTATACATATAATGAAGATAATTACCCTGAGCTACTGCAACTGAACTCAGTAAAAGACTACCAATAAGTAACGCTTTAGTAGGGTATGTCATCTGGAAAGGTATCATCAAAGGATTCTTGGTCATCTCCAGACGGAGCTAAACCAAATACATACTCTTCAAAAGCTTTAGCTGTATCTAATACCAATGCTAGTTTAGCACCACCACCTAATAGATTAACCGCATGACCTATAGAAGACTGACGTACAATGTATACTTGCTTCTTAGCACGTTCCTCAGATGTTTCATAAGTCGATGAGCTCTTCGGTGTTCCACCTCCAGAACCTATCTTTACAGGTTGTGAACCTCCCGTTACTACAGAAGCTCTAACCCACTTAGGGTAAGCCCCATTCTCTACCTCTACCACATCTAAAACATCACCTGACTTGAATGAAAGGAAGCTTGGTAAGAGCTTGTCAAATTCCATAATCTTCTTAGAAGCTATTTGACCTTGTTCATTCTTGTAGGTTAGTTCAGCTGCCTTGTAAGCCTTACCACTTTGGCTTACTAAACTCTGTAAACTAGATATATCTACAATTGTTATTTGCATACTTTCTCCTTTATAAACAATATTATACCACACTTTCTAAATATCACCTAGTGCTTTTTGCTTGCCATACTTCCATATCCTTCCAGTTTTGACCTACCTGTACCTCAGCTTTCATCGGTAAGTTAAACTCAACACCAAACAATCTTTGGAAGTTTCTAGGTACTGCTTCAAACACATCTAACATCATTTGAGATAGCACATCCGTATGTTCGTCAGGAGTGTCTATAATAATAGAGTCATGTACTGTGTTGATAAGTTTAACATCAGGTAGTTGTAGAGCCTTTAAACGAGTGTGTAGAGCCACTCTAGCAATAGCCATGATGTCTGCACCCAATCCTTGAATACCGTAGTTCTTAATATTAGTTATGGGCCATACCTGCTCTCCTCTTTTTAAAGTGGGTTCAAACGAATATATGCGACCAGTTGGCATAACAAGGTCTTTAGTTAAAGTAACTTCTTGAATTATTTTTATATGCCATTGAGCAAGTCCTTTATACTTATCATAAAACTTATCTATAACTGTTTGCCATTGTTTTTCATTAAGCTTACATTCTGAGAAGTTTGGGTCATTGGCAAAGCTATAAGCTCCTCCTCCATAGAGTGTTCTAAAGATAAAGATTTTAGCTATACCCCTAGAGGGTAGCCCAAGTGAAACTTGGTTATCAGTATGCATGTCTTTACCTGATATAATCTCTTCCATCATTACTGGGTCTTGACTAAGATAGGCAGCTACCCGTACTTCAAGTGCATTTGCATCACCTTGTATAAGCAATTAAATACTCCTTTGCTTTATCTAAGTAGTCTAGTCTTTCTAAAAACATACCAATACCTTGGTTACATCTGGTACATAGAAGTCCTCTAACTTGGTTAGTTGTATGATTATGGTCTACATGTAGTGTATGTGGTTTTCCAGAACCATGTAGTCCTTCTGGAGGGCGTAGACAGATTGCACATGCACCTTTCTGCTTTTCAAATAAAAGATTATAGTCATTTACTTTTATACCATACCTACGGGTTAAGCGTTGATTTTGCTTTTGTAGTTCCCATTGTTCTGGATGGGATTCTTCCCACTTACGTCTAGCTTTTTGTCTAGCAGCTGTTCGCTCCTCTTGAGTATGATATAGTGTTTTAGCTGACATACTACTCCTTCATTAAGTTACCATTACTCTTGATAATAGATTCTAGTAAGTTGAACTTTACTTCTGGTTGTAAGAAGCGTACAACTACATCTGTACTATACTGATTGCTTAAAGATTGAAACTCATTAATAACAGTGTGGAAGTGAAACTCCTCTTGGTCATCTTCCTGTTGGTAGTTATACATATCTTCATCTTCTTGATTTTGAATGTCCATCTCTGAGTAATATCCCATTTATTATCCTTTATGTCCTATAAAATCATTACCATCCATTTGTGAGTCAACTAAATCACAAAGTCTTTGTACTTCTTTGTCAAATGCTTTACGTTCTTTAGTACCTTTTTTTGGAAGGTCAATGTACTCATCATCATCAATACTGTACTCATCTAATATCTCACCTTTTGCCATTAATAATACCTCGAATAAAATAAATCTTTAATTTGTCCATCAATGTTTTGTAAGTTTGGACGGCTACTTGATAACCTACCAGTACGTGCTACACATTGATTTAGTTGCCCATGTAGATAGTTTACTTGCCATCCATGCTCCTCACGGAGTTTAGGGAAGCCAGCGAAGTAAGTACCTCTTCGTTTTTCTAGTGTACTACGAGTTAATATAAAGTCAACAACTTTCTTTGCTTCTTTATTACATTTAAGACTTTTAAGTGTCTGTTCATCTGTAGAGAAGAACCCTTCTTTCTTTAGTTCACTACCCTTAAGTGGAGCTACTAGTTGTGGGAATGTATGATAGTAGTCTACCCACCCTTCCTTAGATTCACCTTTTCTAGCACCAGTTTTATATACACCAATGACCTGTTTAACAGGAAAGTTAAGAACACCACCGTATAGAAGGGAACTAAGATGGTCACCGCTATTAAAATTGAAACCAACAACGCTACAAGTTCTGTTAAGATTGACATCGATTTCTTCGATTTCCTTTTCCAATAAGGTAGCATTACTTAAGCACCTTTCTTCGTTGAATGTTAAGCCGTTGAACTCCATCTCTTGTAATACTAAAAGGTCAGAGTTGTGTAGAGACACCAGTCTCTTTAAGGCATCTGATTGTGTAGCTAGGTGTTCTACTTGCTTTAGATAGACTTGGTGCGTAAGCTGCAAATCTTGTTCTAAATACTCTTCTAAGATATCTCTAGGTACATTAGGTGTATCTATACCCTTATCCCAATACTCTTCTTTAACTACATCTAACTTAACTCCTAGTTGATAGTAAGAAGCTACACTATTTAAACTAGGGTATGGATGTTGTTGCTTGGTAAGTATGAAGTGTACCAATTGACAATCCCATACTTTCTTTGGCATTGGTAAACCATAACGTCTACACCAATGTAAATCAAACTTAATGTTAAACCCTACGACAAGTGAAGCCATTTGAATAGTGCTACCCAGAGTAGCAAGTTCAGTCCTATAAGGACTACAAGAGAATTGAATAGCAAAAAGGCTGGAATCATCTCCGTTTTTAAGAACTCCCACATACTGCAAACTGTTTCTTTCATCGAAAGGGTCTCCTTTGTTTCCTATAGTTGTTTCTACATCTAATACTAATGTTGTCATGGGCTTGCTCCACACTTCCTACAGAAATCAAAACACACTTCCCACTTCTCTCCACACTTAGCACAAGTCCAATATCTACGCTGCGCATTCACCTGTAGCCTCCCCATAAATACCACGTTGATTCATAATAAAGTCTACAAGAACCCACAAGTCAACACGACCTGTTAGGTCTGCTTTATCATTTAATAGGTCTTTTAGGTCACTTAACACTTCAAATACATCTACGTTGTGATTCATATTGTTTCTCCTAGTTAGGACTATAATCAGAGTCAAGTGCATCATTAATATCTAAACCTGTGTTATCAAATGCCAAGGCTTTATCTGAAAACTTTCTAAGCTCTTCTAATACTTCACGGTCAGAAAAGTCCTTATTGATTGCATCATCACCAAAGGCTAGTTCATATACCTCTTCCCTAAAACTTTTGTCATTCCAATGTTCAAAGCCTATACTCATATTGTTTCTCCTGTATCTTCTTTAACTCGATAGAACTTAATGTATTCCCATTCAAGGTCTTTAGCAAACCCAGTAAAGGAACTTGCTGTATATGTTTCTACTTCAATTACACTCCACTCATCTTCAGGACAAACCTGAGACCCATTATGTTTTTTCCAGGCTGTCGGAGCAAGCTCCTTGCGAACTGTCATAGGTTACTCCTAATGTTTTTAATTAGTTGTAGTTGGTATTCTAGATAACCGTAAGGTTTAATAATAGTAAGTAAGTCAAAAGCTATCTTTAAATTACTCATGTGTTCTTCTCCTTTAACTTAGCTTCAATGGCAAGCGCAAGTTTTCCACCAAAATACATTTCAGTATTTTCTTCTGCTTCTATATTAGACCAAATTTTATTCCGCTCTTCATCCGTAAGTCCTCGCCATTCTTTTGGGTGGGTATAGAGTTTATCTCCATCTTTAGGCATATTATTTGATGGAAAAATTGAACCCATAACTGTTCCTTCATGCCATGACACTACACCTACAGGTTCTTGCGCTGGTTGTTCTAGTGCTTCTTTACAGGCATCACAAGCAAGTACCAAGTCATTCAAATTGCCTGTTAGTTCAGCTTTTTCAATCATGCGTAATGCTTCGTCTTTAGACATCTATGTACCTCGCTATATCAGGTTTAATGATACATTCAAATCTACCATGCCTCATCTCAGGTAAGGTATCTGCATCTCCAGCTAACTTATTTTTACTAATATTAAAGTTACGAACATAAGATAAGCCTTCATCATTACTTTTACCAATACCTAATATCCAATCAGCCTCTGCTTGTTTAGCTGTCTTAGCATTAGCTACATGACCCATGTTTAACCACTTGACACCTTCACCAGTACCATCTGCCTGACACACCCCGATAACTGGTGCATAAGTCTTAGCGAGTTCACGAGCCCATTGGTAGATAGCACCTAATAATAAGTCAGGTCTATCACCCTCAAAGCCCTTAACCTTGTCAATCTGGTCAAAGATAATAAGTGAGGGTCGTTGACCCTTACAGATACGTTCTACATCATACTTGTGGATAGAAGCATTATCTACAATCTTAATGTTTCTGTGTGTCTGACTGTAGAAGGTGGCCTTTGCCCTTGTCATGTTAGAGAAGAGTTCTGCTTGTGTTAGTCCTGTGGTGGCTTGAATGCATCGGAGCATAACTTTTTCTCCTTGCTCCTCGTTATTAAACCATAGTATAGGTCCATCAGCTTGTCCTGCCATAAAGCTAACTTCAGACGCAAGGAACGTAGTCTTTCCCGTTTCTGGTCTGGCGAATAGAAATCCAAAATCACCACGTCGCAAAGAACCAATAGACTTGTTAAGGTTATTAAGCCTCCAGCGTAAGCCAGGAGTTGCAATCTGAGCTGCGTGAAGTTCCTCAAGGTCGTCAGATACAAAAGTAGTTTCTTCTTCAATTGATGCCTCCATGTCCAAACCCTGTACATGGTCTAGAATCTCTGAGAAGTCTTTACGACCCTCATGTACTTCAAGTGCTAAGTGGGCAAGTTGTCCAGCTAACACCATTTCTCTTTGTTTCTCTAAGTACCCTACCAACTTATCTGCTTCTAATGATATACCATCTAGCTTACTGAAGATAACTTCATAAGCATCTTTTTCAACTTGCTTAAGAAATGGATACTCAGTGAGGAATATAAGTTCCAAGTCCTGAGTAGAGCTCACTTCCGCTGTCGCAGAGTCTTGCAAAGGTTTAATAACATGGTAAATCTTGAGCAGTTCTCGATTGGTTATTGATACGTACTTGTAATACTTATTG